CCGAGAACCGTTTCAACGAGGTAGTACCAATTGGCGCTCGGCTCGGTATAGAAGTGAATTGGCCTGATGCACCAACTCGCATGGCAGTGATGGCGAACGGTGTGCCCGTGGGGTATCTCTCCATAAGCCAACTCGTAGGCCACTAAATGCGCTTCCTTGCGGCGGCCCCCAGGCACCTGGATCACCGCGTAATAGCCTCCATGTTTCGGATACGGCAAGTCGATACACGGGTAAGCCTGCCAGCCCCTCGCAGGGTTGTCGTTCAGGCTCGCAATCAGGCTCACGAGATCATCAAATCGGGTACTTGTCGGGGCGCTCATTCTTATTCAAGTATGCGCTCAAACACCTGTATTTACTAGGTCCATACGTACTACAAGCACCACCAGTTTTCAAGGAGAACAAACACATTTATGGCAAGACCAGAAAACAGCTTCGGCAACGGCCGCCCCACGGATAAACCCGTTGCGCCGCCCTACCAGCATCAGGAATATCCCCGCGTCATGCACCACGCATCCGGCGCCATCAAATTCGTCAAGAGCCTCGAAGAGGAAGAAGTCGCGCTCGCCGACGGATACGGCCGCCAGCCGCACGTTACGGAAGAGCCCGCCACAACCGCGCCCAAAGCCGGCGAATGCCCCAACTGCATCAAACTGACGATGGAAATCGCCGACCTCAAAGTGGTCTTCGACAAATCCTGGAAAGAGCGGGCGGAGCAAACCGCGGCGCAGGTCGAGGCGCTCAACGCGCGCATCGAAACGCAGCGGGGGGAGATCGAATCGCTGCTGGCGGAGCTGGCCGAGAAGCAAGCCGGCAAGAAAGCGAAAGCGGCGTAAGAAGCTTTCAGCTTTCAGCCGTCAGCATTCAGCCAAACACAAAGATCATAGCTTGGCGCCGCGCCGGTCAGGCCTGCCCGGCGCTGGTTTCGAGCAGTGGAAAGTCAGCCTGCGGATGAATTCGTTCCGGTCTGTAGCGCCCGCCCGCCCATTCATGCCACGGGATTCTCTTGTCGTAAGCGCCAATGACCCACCGCTGGAAACCGACGAGTTCTGGCGTGCGAACGAATGGCATTGGGTACGGGCGGCAGCCGAAGTCGCGTAGCCGCTGCTGGCGGTAAAGGCGATCCTGCGAAGTCTCCCCGGGCCAGTACCCAACTAGGATGTAGACCATGATCTGGTCCGGTTTGACGCCATATTTCACGAGCCGATTCAATCCGGCAAACAGCCGCGCCTCATCTTTGCGGTTGTCCCAGGCCGTGTAGATCCGGCGAACCTGCATGGAATCGTCACGGTATTCGACTGAGGCAACAGCCTCGGCGCTTTCGTCGTCCAGGAATCGTGCATTGATGCCCTGGGTGAAGCTGACCTTGAAGCCGCCCTCTCGAATCTCCCGGATGTTTTGACGCCAGGACGGCGAACCGAAGAAGTCATTGTCGAGCAGCAGCAGTTCCCTCGGCCACGGATTGCCGCGCCAGAGGTTATATATTGACTGCTCCACGGCTACCGGCCCCTCCATCTCGGGGACATTGCAGAATCCGCATCGCAGGCGGCAGCCGCGCTGGGTGAAGCCGATCGACTGGCGAAACTCTGGGTAGATGCCGTACTCCTGCCGCTTGGTGAGGATGCCGAAGTCGGACACCTTGCGCTTGAGGTTCCCGGTTCCGCTTCCGCCTACGATTGCATTCGGGTATTCGCGGAGCAGCCGGTCTATAGCCGGCTTGGTTTTGAGGAAGATGGCGCTGCCGTAGACCAGGTCCCATTCTGAATCCCAGAGCCCGCGCTCCCCGCCGCGCTTCAGAATGACCTGATCGCCCGCATCTATGTGGTGGGCCGCAATCCGCATCAGTGCGACGTTTGGCAGCTTCCCGTCGAGTTGCACCACCAGCACCCGCATGCTCCAAAGTGTACCACTGCTGAATCGCAGCCAACAGCCCTAAAGGTACTACCAGCCGTCCGGCGCGGCTGCGACGGCGGCGGCACCAACATATAAGGCTTTACCCCCATGGCATTCACAGTTCAAAACCTTTGCGACGAGGCATTGCGTCTCATCCACGTCCTGCGGGCCAACGCCTCCTTTGCCACCCAGGTGCAGGGCGGCAACACCGTTCCAGCCTGCCAGGAGTATCAAATTGCGCTCGACGCCCTAAACCAGGTGATCGACGGCTTCTCGGTGGACGGGGCAACGGTCTACCAGGTGGTGCACGAAACCTTTGCCTTGACCGGAGCTGCCAGCTACACCTGGGGCCTTGGCGGCGTCATCAATACGGCGCGTCCGGAGAAGATCCGCGCGGCCGCGGTAATCCAATCCACTACGGCATCCATGCGCGTGGCGATCGTCACGCCGGAAAAGTTCGAGACGATTATCGACATCAGCAGGGCAGGCAAGTTCGCCGACATGCTGGTGTGCGATTACGCCAATCCCCTGGCCACCATCTCGCTCTGGCCCATCGTGGCCACCGGCACCCTGGACCTGTGGAGCATTAAGCCGCTGACCGCGGTGGTTTACTTGAGCGACGCCATCTCATTTCCGCCTGGATATCTGGAAACCCTGAAACTCAATTTGGCGGTGATGCTGGCCTCGGAATTCCCGACGGGCCGTCTCGATCAGTGGGTATTCCAGAAGGCCGGGGACTGCAAAGCGCGTCTCGCGGCGCTCAACATGGTGACCATCGGCGAGCCGATGCCGCCCCTGCCGCCGCTTCCCATTCAGCAGCCGGTTGCCGGGAGCGACATTGCGCAAGGCAGCCCGCAGCGGCCGTAACCCTCCCAAGAGTCAACTCCCATGCCATCAGTCCAAAACATCTGCGATGAAGCTCTACGCCTGATTCACGTCCTGGCGCCCAACTCGGCCTTCGCCACCACTCAACAGGGCGGCAACACCGTACCCGCCTCCCAGGACTATCAGATCTGTCTCGATGCGCTCAACGCCATCATCGACGGCTTCTCGGTGGACGGCGCCACCATCTACCAGACAGTGAACGAAACCTTCTCGCTTACAGGAGCGGCCAGCTACACCTGGGGCACGGGCGGCAACATTACCACCCCGCGGCCGGAAAAGATTCGCGCCGCCTCGGTTTCCACTACGGACGGTTCTATGCCGGTGGAAGTGGTCACCCCGGAGCGCTTTGAAACCATCATCGATCGCACGGTGACCGGCAGCTACGCCGATTACCTGGTGTGCGATTACGGCTACCCGCAGGCAACCATCATGCTGTGGCCGGCGGCCGCCAACGGGGGAACGCTGAATTTGTGGAGCTACAAACCCTTGGCCGGCGTGGTGTATCTGAGCGATGTAATCGCCTTTCCGCCTGGATACTTGGAAACCCTGAAATTCAACCTGGCCGTGGTCTTGGCTTCGGAGTTTCCGGGTGCCATTCTGGATCAGTGGGTGGGGCAGAAAGCCGAGGCGACCAAAGCGCGTCTGGCGCAACTCAACGCCGTTACGATTGGTGCGCCAGCGGCGCCGCTGCGTCCGGTGCCTCTACAGCAGCCTTTGCAGGAGATCGATCTGGAACAGGGAAAGCCGGCGACGCCGTAGATCCGGTGGCTGGTGATTGGTGGCTGGTGGCTGGCTCGGAGTAGGGAATGCCGAGACGTTTGGCTATCTGCCACGCTTGACCCTCACCCACCACCAGCAGTTGCGGCGGCCTGAGAGACATGGCCTCAGTGTTCAGTTCCATCAGCTTGTCGATCATCTGCTGCAATCCCGTCTCGAAGCGGCTGAAGTGGGCCAAGAGCAACTCGCCTAGCTGGTGCTGCTCCGCTAGTTCATCGTAGCTGGCTCGGCGAGTTGGGCCGTACCTCCATTCCATTACCTCATAGAACAGGGCCTTGGCCGCAAGCTCGTAAGGCTTGGGAAACGTGTTAGACATCATCCCGTCAGGCATGTTCGCCCTCCGCCAGCAGCCCCGCTGGCCCCGGCAACTCCCTTACCGGCTGCATCTTTTCCGGCGCGGCTCCGTTCAATTCGTACTGGATGCCATCCACCAGCAGGCGGATACGGAGCCTGGAAAGCTCGGCGTCACGGTGGAAGCCAAGCGTAATCTTGTGCCCGTCGGGGGGCTGAAACACCCATGAAGGGACGCCGTTCCACCACGCACTTGAACGGACAAAGAACCGGCCTTCCGGGATTGCGGTCCATGTCGAAGGGTCTTCGCAATCCATCGGGATCTGCATCAACCGGATCAAGTAGTGCGGCGCAACTTCATCCACCATCAGCACCCGTATCTCGCCGCACACTGCGGAGATCTCGATCACGTTGGGCGGCAGTGGACGCTCTCGGGGTTCGGTCTGAGAACAGAATAGCTGCCGCTCGATCCGCTCCGTGACGTGGCGCATGTTCGCCGCCAGCAACTTCGCTACTATTCGCTCCGCGTCATCCAATTCGCTCATAAGACATTTTCAGGCCCCGGCGACGCCCCGCTGCGTTCTCGGCCACGAACAACGCAGCTCCGTAAATTGGAACGCCGCCGGGACTGGCTCTGGCTATCTTCCGCGCCCTCCTTTCTTCGCCTAGCTGATAGATCGGGTCGGCGATTCGCCTTCACTTCAGTTTAGCAACCGTATAAACCACCGTCGCGACGACGGAGAAATCCCAATGGCTCAAACCTATACTGCCCAAGCCCTAATCACCGACGCCGCGCGCGCCATCCAGGCGATAGCCTCCGGCGAAACACTCAACGGCGCCGAACTCAGCGACGGATTGATCTCGCTCAACAAACTGGTCGACCAGTGGGCGGCTCTCGGGCTGCTCATCATGCAGATCTCCGAAGGTCAGATCAACCTGGCGGGCGCCAACCAGCCGTTCAGCCTGGGATACCGGCCCTCGAAGATCACCGCGGCCTATTGCGATTCCGGCAGCTTGCAGTCGCCCGTCGAGATCCTGTCTCCGGCGCAGTGGTCCGAGATCGTGGACAATTCCCGATCGGGGAAGTTCGCCACCAAGCTGTTCTGCGACTACGCGGTACCCAACTCCAATATCTTCTGGTGGCCCACCGCGACGGGGACTTTGCACCTGTTCTACTTCGCCCCGCTGGCCCAATGGCCGGATTTGAATTTGACTGCAATCACCCTGGCACCCGGATATGCCCGCGGCTTGACCTTAAATCTGGCCGTAGACCTGGCGGAGCAGTACGGCAAGGTGGTGACCCAGAGCTTGATGGCCGCGGCGCAACAGTCGAAGTCCGATATCGGGCTGGCTAACTCCAGAATCTTCGGCAGCGATCCGCCGCCCGATCAGCCGATG